AAATTTACTCTTTAGCCGATTATGATCTAAGTATTCTTGCTGAGAGCGGTAGTTTAAATCTTAATGCTTTTAATAATAGCGTTAATATTGGACCAATATTAAATATTGATAATTTGCGTTTAGATAGCAATACTATTTCCAGCACTAATACTAATGGAAATATTATAATATCCCCAACCGGCACTGGCAGGGTAGGAATAAAACACAACAATCCAAACTATACATTAGATGTTAATGGTAGTGGAAATTTTTCTAGTGGGCTTTATGTAAATAATATTGCTGTCAGCATTAGTGGACATACCCACTCTAGTTTAGATATCACAAACTTTAATAGTAGTGTTAGTGGATTGTTACCAACCGTAGCGAATAGTGGTAATAATCGATTACTTACTAGCGACGGAACGTCCACAGGCATTAATGCTGAAAGTCTTATAACTGCTAGCGGAGCAATTATTGAGGTGGGAACAACTGGAGTTTTTCTCGCAGGAATGACTATTCCTAGTATACAGTTGTATTCTGCTGTTAACGAAAGCGCTGCAATTATTTTTAAAGATTCCAGCGGTGTTGATAAACTTAATATTATTAGAGATGATGAAGATGATGAAAATAAAATAATGTCATTATTTTCTCCATTATTAATAAACGCTACAGATCAATCCGTGAGCATAAATAGTAGTGGATTATTATATAATGGTACGCAAGTTAGTGTTAGTGGTCATACCCACACAAGTGCTAATATTACTGATTTTAACTCTGCTGTTAGTGGATTAATTCCAGTCAAAGATATATTATCTGGATCTGGTATAGGTGTGGCAGCAAGTTCTGGCAACTACACTATTAGTGTAAGTGGTAATTATGTAGCGTCTACAGGAACACTAGATGTTCTTGGTTTTAACACAAATATAGAACCAAATCTGTTACAAGGACAACTAGGTTGGAATAACACAGAAGGCACTATAAATATTGCTCTTACTAACGATACCGATATTCATGTGGGCGAACATAGTTTTTACAGAGTAAGAAATGAAACAGGATCGCCTCTATATAAAGGTCAGGCTGTTTATGCTAGCGGCGTTCATGCTAATGGTATTATAACACCATCATTGTACACAGCAGATGGAAGTATAAGAGAAATAAGATTCATTGGTTTGATGTTAGAAAATTTAAATAATAATAACAACGGATATGCTATACAGTTTGGTCATATAGAAAATATTGATACTAGAGGTAATGTTGCTAGTAATATCTCTGTTGGAGATGAAACTTGGGCTGATGGAGATATATTATATGTTCATCCAACAGTAGCTGGAAAACTGACAAAAGTTGAACCCAAGCACAGTATTGCTGCTGCTATAATATTAGATGCTGCAAACAATGGGCGAATTTTCGTAAGACCAACTAGTTATGGTCATCTTGATGATAATCATGATGTTGCAATAAGCGGAGCAACCAACGGACAATTTTTACAATATAATAGTGTTACAAATTATTGGGTTCCAAGTAGTAGTGGTAATTTTAGTACACTATTAGTTAATGGAACTGGAGTTAGTGTTAGTGGTCACACGCACACCTCCTCAAATATTACAGATTTTAACAGTAGTGTTAGTGGATTACTTCCAACCATATCTAATAGTGGTGATAATAGAATATTAACTAGTGATGGAACTAGTACTGGAATAAATGCGGAAAGCAACCTTACGTTTGATGGTAATTTATTATCTGTTTCAAGCGGACTATCTGTTATTTCACCCTCCGGATTTATCTCTGCTAATTTTGAACCGGTTCTGTCACCAAATTTTGGTCAGTCCGCAACATTAAGACTAGTAGAAAGTAACAGAGGTTTTGGCCCAACCATATCAATTAATTATCATGGAGATAGTGGAGCTGAAACTGACTCAGAAGGAGTTCGTCATAGAGCAACACCGAGAATAGCCTTAATAAAGTCTAGTGGTACTTATGAAAGTCCAACAGTTTTAGGTGGATGGGAAGCTCTTTCTGTAATAAGAACAGAAGCTGTTGGTCAGAGTGGACTAGATCTGGTGGGCAGAATGGTAACATGGGCAGATGGTGCTGTTGGTGGATCTAACATATATCAACCAAGCAGAATGAATATAGAAGTTAGTTCTGGTTCTGGTAATCTAGATAGAAATATTAGTATTTTTTCTAACGGGTCTGTCACAACCAATTGTTCGTTATCTGTAGATCAAGGACTATCTGCCCCAACACCCATATTCTCATTAGGAACTGTTAGCGGAAATGTTAGTATTAATTATGGCATAGATAAACAAATTCAAACCTTAACTCTAAATGGAACAGCTACTAATTTTATAGAAGGAAGTGGTTGGGACATATCTAATAAAAGCATTGACGTATTATTAGAAATTATTGTTAATTCAACCACAACAGTAGTGTGGACGATTATTGATGATCAATATAATCCATTTCCGTTTTTTACACCGGGTAAATATCTTGTGCTTTTAAGAAGCATGGGAACAACAATTCAAGGACATTATATAGGAGTTAAAACTAATTAATTATGTATTACAATAATAATGATAAAATTTTAATTAGAAAATTACCAAAAAATATTATTAAGCCAGACGGAAGTTTATTTATAGATTTTAATTTGAGTGATATAAATACACTATCTGATTACGGTTTTTATACTGTGCGAAATGATAACAATGAACCACCAACACCAAAAAGTATAGAAAAAACAGAACAAATAACCATTTTGCTAGATAAACCATATGTTGATATTATAAGAGTATGGTTTGATACAGAAGGAGCATAAGATGTATTATAGTATTAGAAATCAACAATTAATCAATGATGCTCCAACCAGTATAGCATTAGACAATGGTACAATAGTTACTGGTAAAAATTTAAACAATAATATATTAGCTGAAGGTGGATACTACTCTGTTCGTACCGACAGTCCACCACAACCACAAAATACTGTAGAAAGTATCTTCGAAAGAATAGTTAATATTGATGGTGATTTTGTGGACATAGTGCGAACATGGATTCCAATTCCAGCTATTGTTCCAGAAAATATCAGCGCACGACAAGTAAGACTATGGTTAATTGATAATGATATTAGCTTAACAAGTGTTGAAGCCGCTATTGATACTATTGTTGACGAAAAACTAAGAGAAAAAACACGAGTAGAATGGGAATATGCGCCCTACATTGAAAGAAATCACCCTCTAATAGATAGTCTTGCTCAGTATCTGGGATTAACGTCAGAACAAATTGATCAAGGATTTATAGCAGCAAGTCAATTATGAATAGTTTTGTAAAAAATAATAGCTTATTAATTTCTAAGCCTCAACAATCTTCAGGATTTCCAATTTTATGGCTAGACGCTGAAGATAGCAACATAACCACTATTTCAGGATTAGTATCTCAGTGGAATGATAAAAGTGGTAATGATTATCATGCTACTCAATCAATTGCGGCTGATCGCCCAGCATATAGTACTACTATTAGTCCTAGAAGAGTAAGATTTTTCAATACGGACAGGTTGTTTACAATGCTGCCCACGACTAATGGTGTCATGATACTTGGTACGAATGATGGAACAGTAGCGTATGGTGTTTCTATTCCATCAGGAGCATATACAATAGGTAGACACGATGGTTTCTATATGCCAGACTTTACTAATCCTGTACCTTCAATATATAGTCAAGTTATTGTTCCGTCAACAGCAACAACAGATGATATAAATTATTGGATAAATTATATTAGAAATAAAGGAGCTGGAAATAACTATGAAAACACAACACAATTTAATAACTTTTGGAGAAATTGGATCGAAATAACAGCTTTCCCATTAATTAATACAAGTAATGCCATATCTCTTATTAATACATGGAACGGATGTTCTCAGCTTTCTAGTTTTCCGTTAATCGATACTAGTCAAGTTACTAATTTTTTGGCGTCATGGAATAACTGTAGTAGCTTGTTTACTTTTCCACAAATAAATACCTCTAGCGCAACAATCTTAGAAGCAACATGGCGAAGTTGTAGTTCTTTATCATCCTTTCCTTTGTTGAATACATCTAACGTAACCAATTTTCAACAAACATGGCAAAGTTGCAGTGGATTAACTAGTTTTCCAGTTATCAATACGACGAATGCTATATCGCTAAATTCCACATGGGCCGGATGTCGTGGTTTAACTAGTTTCCCCATAATTAATACTCCGAACGCTACCAACTTTTCGTTTGCTTGGCAAAATTGTATCGGATTAACTAGCTTCCCATCTTTGCCATCACTTTCATCTGCCACAACTTTTCAAGGAGCATGGGGTGGGTGCTTAAATTTGGTCAATTTTCCAGCTAATTTTTTTAATGGGTGTAATGCTGTTAATTTTACTAATGCTTTTAGCAATACTAATTTATCTCAAACTAGTATAGATAATATTCTTGTTAGCATTAATAGTAACAATACAAATAACGGAACTTTTACTCAAAGTCAAGGATCGCCTCCATCATCAGTGGGACAAGCGGCCATAACGGCCATGAGAAGCAGGGGCTGGACAATAACAGTGACCGGAGGATTTTAGTGGTGTATTAAATATATACTATATTCCTCAAACCAAAGGTATTTATTATGGCTAATGATATAACCAAAGCAATTTCAGCCAATCCTCTTAAAAATGGCACAACCGTGGTAACCTGTTTAAACACAGGAGAATATTCAACATTAGATACTTATGTGTCAAATATTCCAACTATATCAGATATAGAAGATAAATATGAAGATAGATTTGATGATACTACCTATTATACTATTGGATCTTCTGGAATATTAGGAGTATAATATGGCTATTACAAGACTTAATCAATTACCAGAAGGTAGTGGCAATTTAACTAATGATGATATTTTTGTATTTATGGATGATCCATCTGGTGGTGGCATTACTAAAAAGATTAGCTTAAGTGATATTTCTAATGCTATCAGCAGCGACAGATTAATTAAAGATAACCAAGAAGTTGTACTTGGCAGCGATGGTTCTTTGACATTCCCCAGCGGTAGCATAATAAGCGAAACAAATAATACAATATCTTTAATGCCACCAACAGCACAATCTGGACAAAGTTTAGTGATTCGTCCAACTATGGCTACTTGGGGTCTTGATTCTAGCGGTTATATAGTATATGGTAGTCCTATTACCATTTCTGTAACTTTACAAAATTGGGCTTATTTTGGAACAGTTAACTATACTATTACTGGTAGTGGAGTAACACCACAATCACTAGGTCGAGCATTAACTGGAAAACTAACTTTTGTAAGCACATCTGCTCCAGATACCGAAACAATTACTTGGACTATACCATCTAATAGTAGTATTACTGAGTTTACTCTAACATTAACAAGTGTTGATGGCACAAGATCAACCGACGAAGAGACAGAAAATGATCCAGCACTATATTATGATTTTGAAGAAAATGCTATGCCTATTGGTCAATTTGTTACTGTAACCAACAATGGAATATCTAATTCAGAACATAGTCACGTTCATCTTGTAGCAGGAGATCCATCAACGGTTGATATATACTTAGGTGATGATGATCAATATGTTAAGATAGAAAAGAACGGTGGAGATGTTATTGTTGGCACTGACTCAAATAACAATCACTGGATTTTTGATACAAGTGGCAATTTAAGAACACCCACAAATAGTATAATATCTAAGGGCTATCCAGGGCAGACTCAGGACGGATCAAGTTGGTTTGTGTCTCCGTCTGGATCACTTGGTGGTCTAACCAGCGCGGACGGTGAACAATATATACAGATTAGTGATGATAATGAAATCTATATTGGTCTAGGCTGGCCTACCAATCCTGTTGAATGGATATTTAATAGAAGTGGCATATTAACATTACCAACTAGTGGTAGTATTACATTTTCAGACGGTTCTCATTTAGAATCAAAATATCCTACAGTAGTTCAACTTGGGAGTGTCAGCGGAACTATTAATACAAATGCTAGTCTTGGAGATATTTTTGATCTTACGTTAGCTGCTAGTGGTACTCTATCTAATCCAACAAATCCTACAGACGGTCAAAGTATCCGCTGGAGAATAAGTCATAATGCTAATAATCTAGTTCTTAATTTTGGAAATCAATTCAAGATCCCATCATCTGCTACTAGTCCGCTACCTATTAGTTCAACTAGTGGTAGTATGGATATTCTTGGTGCTACTTATGATAGTAGCAGAAACAAGTGGGACATTATAGCTTTTGTACCGGGCTATTAACAGAAAGGTAAAATGTTATGGCAACTCTGTATTTCAACGGCGCGGTCGATAACAACTGGGCCACGCTCGGCAACTGGTGGACGAGCGGTGATTTCACCACTCAGGCGTCTGCCCTGCCGACCAGCAGCGATAGTGTTGTGCTGAGTGCAACGTGCGATGCGAACAGCGGCAGTGCGCCAACCGTTGTGAATCTGACGTGTAATGGTGTTGCAGGCTTCCTATATCTCGAAATTGCAATCACCGTCTCTGGCAGCGCGACGTTCAACGGCAGTTTCTACAGCAACGGCGGCGTCAATGGCAACGTGACGTTCAACGACAACGCAGGCCACAACGGCGGCACTAACACCGGGAACGCGACGTTCAACGACAGTGCGTACAACTACGGCTTCATCGACGGCAACGCCACGTTCAACGGCAGTTCGTACAACGACCTTGGCGGAACTATCAACGGCCACGCTACCTTCAACCACAGTTCATTCAACAACGATGGCAACTTCTACGGCGACGCGACGTTCAACGACAGTGCGTACAACTTCGGCTTCGCCGGCGGCAACGCCACGTTCAACGACAGTTCGAACAACGACACCGGCACCGTATCTGGCGATGCCACGTTCAACGACAGTTCGATCAACGGTGGCACCGTCACCGGCAACGCGACGTTCAACGACAGTTCGGTCAACAACGACATCGTATCTGGCGATGCCACGTTCAACGGCATTTCGTACAACTACAACACCGTCGAAGGCAACGCCACGTTCAACGACAGTTCGGTCAACAACGACACCGTATCTGGCGATGCCACGTTCAACGACAATTCGTCCAACGACGGCGGCGCCATCACAGGCAACGCCACGTTCAACGACAGTTCGATCAACGGCGGCGCCATCACAGGCGATGCCACGTTCAACGACAGTTCGATCAACGGCGGCACCGTGTCCGGTAATGCCACGTTCAACGACAGTTCGATCAACGGCGGCACCGTGTCCGGTAATGCCACGTTCAATGGCAGTTCGTACAACGGCGGCTCCGTAGACGACGATGCCACGTTCAATGGCAGTTCGTACAACGGCGGCTCCGTAGACGACGATGCCACGTTCCGAGACAGTTCGTACAACGACAGCACTGGTGTTGTGAATGGCGTTGAATTATACGAAGATCGCACCCCGTTCCCCATCCCTCGCGGCATCAACGGTTCTTCCATTCTAGGAGTTATATAACTATGAATCTTTCACAGCCAGTTACTATTCAACCACCAACCATTACTCGATCCACCGGAGAGGTACGTGTTCAAAAGCCTATCACTTTATCTGAATTGGACATAACCCTAATTGACAATAACAAAAGGAAGAGATGCGAAGTTCGCATTCGCCCCTGCCCCTATTCTCTACTTTTATGGACAAACAATGATTATGATGCTATTGGCGATTATACTGAAGCTCAAGTCGAAGCCAGAGTGTTAGAACTTCTTGGATCAGATATTAAAGCTGGATTAGAAGCATTATTTGTGCCGCCACAAAGACCAGTAAGATAACATACTTCTGTTAGGTGTATAGTATATTAACAACAGGAGAATATACTTATGAAAATAAGAGCTGGTTATAAAACTAGTGAATTTTGGGTAACATTAGTAAGCTTCATTTTTAGTGGTTTATATTTAACTGGTATATTAAGTGATCACTCTCAAAAAGAAGAACTTATCGGGGTTGGCGGCCATGTTGTAGAAAGCATCATATTAATATTTGGTCAATTATTAATCTTTTATAAATATGTTAAAGGACGAAACGAAGTTAAAAAAATAGTTGAACAAGAAAATTTAGAACTGATAAAAAAAACGGAGACTAAAGATGAGTCCAAAAGAACTAGTACTAAACGAAGTAGAAAAACTTCACCAAGAACTAAAACTAAAACTACAAATAGCAAAAAGAGTAGCTCTAAGTGAAGCATGGAAAGTATTACAGCTAGTTACAGCTAGTACTGTTAGGGTTATAGAAACTATAGCAAGTAATCTAGAGGGCAAAGAGAAAAAGGCCATTGCAATAGAGTATATTAATAATTTTTATGATAAAGTGTTTGTGGTAGTAGACTTGCCCTTTGTTCCAAATCTTATTGAACCTATTATACATAAGTACGTGAAACAAATTCTCATGATTATGGTGGGCGCATCAATAGATGCTACTGTGACCATTTTTAGAGAAACCGGGGTTTTCTTAAAGAAAGGAAATAGTTAACAATGTTAGACTATGCTCAAAGTTTTGAAGAGTTTTCTAGTTCGCTAAAACCAATTGATTTGGCCCTATATGCTGGAATAGGATTAGTATTGTGGGTTTTATTCAAGGATAAATTAAGTCCGGTACAAATATTACTAGGTTCTTTAGTTGACAAAATTAAAAACTTACTCAATAAAAATCCGGTAGTTAATAGTTCTGTTACATACAACACAACACCGTTGTTCAATAAACCAGAGATATCTCCTGCAACATCAAAACCAACAAAAGAAGATTTGTTTTTTAAACTAATAGTAAGTTGGAAAGAAACACGAGATTTAGCAAGGTCTTGTGGGTGTGATAAGGCTGTTGAAGTTGCTGATAGTATGTTTCCATATTTAAGTCCTAATGTATGCGCGGGGGAAAATAAAGATGCTTAATTCTAAAAGTTTATTATTAATTTTAGCAGGAGTCCTTATATTTGTTGGATTAACCAAGCCAGATTTCAAATGGCCGGTTAAGCCCAAGCCAAGTGTTGTTGATACTATTGTGGTTGTTACTCCTCCAGAAAGTAAAGAACTAAGAGAAAAGTGCCAATTGGTAATCGACGTTCTTAAAAATGGTTCTGGTGATAGAAAAGCTGATGGCAAAAGATTATCAGAACTATATTCCGATCTGGCTGTTTTGATCAAATTAGATGGAGAAAACGAAGTTGTTAAGACCACAGAAGAGATTAGACAAGCTAATTCTTTAGCTGGTGTTATGTTACAAATGAATATAAAGGATAAATATGATGGTTTATCAGAAGCTACACAAGCAGTGGTTATAAATGAAATTGGCGATGATATTGTTCCTTTAGACGAAGAATTAAGAAACAAGGCCGTAAAAGGTTTTATGGCTTTATCGTGGGCTTGTTTAGAAGGAAGTAAGTAATATGGCAAGATATTCACCAAGCGATCTATATAACGAATATAGAAAAGGTTTTCAAGGATGTTTATGGGAGGAGCATGTTTTTAATGAACTACTAGAGAGTTCCAAATATGCCTACTTTTCAGATGGTGCTAAAAGAATTAAAAATAGCGGAAAGGGTAAGCTCAGCACACCATACAAAAGTGTGTTAAAGTTTGATAAGAACCCTTATAATGAAAGACAAACTACTGGAGATTGTGTTAGTCATGCAACACGAAATGCTGTAGACGTGTCACGAGCCGTAGAAATAGATGTACATAGAGATAGAGAAGCTTGGATAGCAAGAGGAGCAACAGAAGCTATTTATGGCGCCCGCGGTCATGGCGGCCAGGGAATGAGTTGCTCTAGAGCAGCCACTTTTGTAAGCCAGTCTGGTGGAGTTCTTGTTAGAAAAGACTATAAGGGAGTTGCTGATTTTAGCAAATATAATGGTAATCTTGGTGCCGGGTGGGGAGCCAGAGGATTACCAGATAAAGTAATTGATCTAGCGAACGACCATCAAATTAAAACAGTTAGTTTAATTAGAACAGTTGAAGAAGCACGAGATGCTTTAGCTAATGGTTATGGTTTAAGTGTTTGTTCTAGTTATGGTTTTAGTAATAAAAGAGATAGTAAAGGATTCGCAAGGGTTAGTGGTAGCTGGGCTCATGCTATGCCCTGGATTGCTTGTGATGATACTGGTAATGAACCAGCATTTTTAGTTCAAAATAGTTGGGGTCCATGGAATGATGGTGGTCATCCAGAATGGGGTAAAATACCAGACGGATCGTTTTTGATTCATGCTGATGTTGCAGCAGGGATGCTTAGTCAAAATGGGGCGTATGCTTTTAGTAAATTTGACGGTTTTCCTGTTCAAAAACTTCCTTCTTATGGTTTTGAGGATTATTTATGAAATTTTTAGATAAGGTGGCTCTTAATAGATTAATTAGTATTATATCTAGTTTTATATTAGGTGTATTAAAGATTATAGCGCCCAA